GAAAAGATAGTCGGGGAACTCTGTGACCAGCGAGTGAAACTGGTCGGAGTTGAAACCAATGGCTTCCAACTGTCAGCTTTTCAGTCTTTGATTCGGGATGATCGAGTCAGGCACATAGCCTTCAATCCTGTGCCTGTGGACGATGACAAGACAAGCCGTTCGCTTCTGGTTTCGGCGCGAGGATCGAATGGGAAGCTCTTCTATTCAGAAGGTGCGAGCTGGGCCGAATACCTGATTACCGAGTTCTGCAACTTTCCGGCTTTCGCTCATGACGACGTAGTAGATGCCGTTTGTGGGGCTGTCGAGCTTCTGAACAAATTCAGTCCGAAGGTCAAGGCCACAAGACCGGCACAGGTTAAGCATACATCGAAATGGAGAGGGGGGGCAATTTGAAGAAATACGCAGCGAGTGTTCACGCCAAGGCACTCAAGATTAGGCCGAACTTTAGCGAGGCTGGCAGAACCGGCCTGAATCGTTACGGTGGCATAGTCGCCGAGGAGTGGGAGCCAGCACTTCAAGGAACCAAGGCCAATGACATTTATAACCGGATGTCCACGAACGACGCCATCATTGGCGGGGAACTGTTCGCCATAAACATGCTCTGTAATCAGGTTCCTTGGTTCGCCAAGCCAGGAGGAGAGGCAGAGAAAGACCTGAGAGCTGCCGCCTATTTGCAGTCGTGCATGTTCGACATGGCCACACCCTGGCCAATGACCATTTCCGAGATCCTATCAATGGTGCCTTTCGGCTGGTCCTGGATGGAGAAGGTTCTGAAACTCCGCAAAGGCCCATACTCGAAAGATCGCAGGTTCAGGAGCCAGTTCAACGACGGACGTGTAGGCTGGCGCAATTGGGCTCCGAGGGCTCAAACAAGTCTCCTCTGGTGGGACTACGAGGATGATTCTGACGAGCTGAAAGGCTTGATCCAGATGGGACCGCCCGACTACAAAGAGCACTACATCCCACGTAGCAAGAGCCTCCATTTCAGAACCAACTCAGTCAAAAGCAACCCTGAAGGCGTTAGCCTCCTCCGCACAGCTCATAGAGCCTGGTACTTCAAAACCCAGATGGAGAACGTCGAAGCAATGGGCATGGAGCGCGACCTGGCCGGTTATCCTATCCTGTACGTTCCTGCCGAAGTCGCAGACCCAGACCCGGATGATGAGAACTACGCTGAACTCATGGTAGCGCACGATGAATACCTGGAACTCATAACCAACATCAGGCGAGACGAAGCCGAGGGCTTGATGCTCAGTTCAGAGTGCGATGCCAACGGGAACAGGCTCTATGAACTGAAACTCATCGCCAGCTCTGGAATGCGTCAGTTCAACACCAACCAGATTATCATGAGGTACGCTACGGCTATGGCCGTCTCGATCATGGCCGACTTCCTGATGCTGGGCCAGGGTCGCCAAGGATCTTATGCCCTGTCCGAAACAAAGGCCAAGCTCTTTTCGCAGTCTATAGCCTCACTCTGCGATAACATAGTTGCGACCATCAACACGGACGCGGTTTTCGAGCTTGCCGAACTCAACCCTGACATCTTCGAGGGATTGGAAAAGCTGCCTACGGTGGCTCACGGTCATGTCGAGGTTCCCAACCTGGACACCCTGGCTAACTACCTGCAGAAGCTGGGCTACAACGCTGACTTCCTGAAGAACGATATCGAGCTGGACAACTACCTGAGAGGCAAGGCCGACCTCCCATTGAGGAAAGTCGCAATAGCAGCACCAGACCAGGGAACGCAAACGCACTCTGAGGAGAACGCAGATAGCCAGCAGGTCAAAAAGGAGGAGGAGGTGCCTTGAAACTGGCCGACATGACACCTGAAAAGCTGGCAACAGCCCCAGACGAGGAGGTACATCTGGCCTGGCTCCGGCTCTCTCAGTGGTTTGGAGCGGCCAAGACAAAAGGCCGAGCAGTCGAGAACATAGTCAACGCAGCCGCCTTCGTCATGCAGGAGTTCAAACACCGCCAGATCCACATCGACTCGGCAAAGCCTCTCGCCCAGGCCGTATTGAGCCTGCAGAAGAGCGCACCGCCTGTTAAGATCGTGATCGAGGCCAACGATGGAGACAGCAAACTCTCAGATCTCCTCAACTACATCAAGCACGTAGGCAATATTGGCCACTCGTTCTCGATAGTAGTAGATCCAGGCGACAGAGAGCACGAAAAGAGGTTCTCCTGGGATGGTGACGGCTCGGATCACATCAATGAGATTCGGGTAGACGGATCAGTCCTCAAGGTCGAGGGCATGTGTCCCTTGGTGGCCAAGGCTCTAAACAGCCTGCCGGATGAGGTCGTACTTGTTCAGAACTTCGCCTCCCTGGTGGGCTCCTCGGTGTCCCAGGCCAAGCCCAAGGACATAGACGTACTCCTGAGGGCCAAGAGGGACGATTCAGGCGAGAACTTCCTTGTTCAGGCAGAAAATGTATGGCTGCCCTTGAGAAAGGCCATCGACTCCTCAAAAGCCCAGGCCCTGCACTTCATAGACAACCCGCAGGGTCCTCATGCGGATAATGTGCCTCTGTATTCCCTGGTGCTCAGGCGAGAGCCAATGGCAAAGCAGATCGTAAAAAGCCTGACTCCTGGGGATCATTTCGCACCGGAAAAGCCTTTGATGGCCGGAACTACCGAGTTCTTCAGCACAAAGGAACTCTGGCCCTGGTGTCAAAAGAAGATAGCAGCAGGCGCACAACTCGCAGGAGAAATCAAGTTCGATGGCTTCAGGTGCATAGTCACCAAGGAGGGGGATTCTGTCTCGGCCTGGTTCGAGGATTCAGCCGAGGATAGAGCCCAACACCTCCCCGGCCTGGTCGAGGCCATCAAGAAGCTGCCTTACAAGAGCCTGATCCTCGACGGCGAGATGTTAGCCACCTCTGGGCCTGACAGGATCGTACCTCGAACTCAACTTCTCGAAATGCTGACGGGCGAACCTGGCTTTGAACCTCTCTATGCGGTCTTCGACTGCTTGAACCTGGACGATGACATAAGCATCCGGCCACTTGGAGAGCGACAAAAGATCCTCAAGGCCGTAGTCGATGATCTCAAGTCGCCTTTCTTCCGGCTCTCTGAGCCTCGGAGGTTCGAGACAGAGAAGGAGCTGGAAATCATAGGGCGCTGGGCGGCTTCTCAGTATGCCAGCGAGGGTTTGATGGTCAAGGACCTGACCAAACCCTACCATCCAGGAGGGAGCGATGATTGGGCCAAGTTCAAAACCATTTTCGAAATCAAGGTTACAGTTTTGGAGGCCTCCGAGAAAAAAAACGGCTTCTCCTACCTTTGCGGTCTGAGAGATCCCCCAGAGATTGCAGATAGAACGCAAGTGCGTTCTTTTGGCGGGCGCGACTATCTGGCTCTTGGGAATACATTCGTAACGCAATTGCGTTCTCAGCCTGGGGCCACGCTCAATGTTCGCATTGAAGAACTGCTCATACTCAACAAAGGCAAAGGGGAGGTCAGAATTTCATGGGGCAAACCGACAGTCGCCGGGCCGGATGCTTCGAGAGATGCCTATTCAGTCGCTCAAGCGGTCGAGCTGGCACAGAGGGGCCACGTACTGAAGGTCGAGGTTCAAAAAGAAGATGTCCAAAGCTGGGGAACTGCGGGTGCCAAGATTGCGTTTATCGCAGCAAGCCCAAGCGAAACAGAAAGAGCACGGCGCGAGCCGATGACAGGACCCGCAGGCCAAGTGTTCAAAGAGCTTTACCTAGATCCTACAGGTCTCAAGAAAGAGGAAGTGGCCATAACTTACCTCGTACCCCAGGTCCTGTACGAGAAAGACCATCCCAGGCCGCCCTCAGACCAGGAGGTTGAAGCCTGGACGCCCTGGCTCATGAAAGAGCTGGACAGGCTCAACCCAAAGGTCATTGTAGCCCTCGGCAAGCAGGCTAACGAAGCCCTGTACGACCTGGCAAATGCCTACATGCCTCATCCCGATGCCGTTTACCGCTACAAAAACAGTGGTGAGGTATCCAGAAAAATCAAGGCGATCATGGCCAAGGTCAAGGCCGGGTCAGCCGACGACGGCATAGATACTCGCTCGGACATTGCGGCTAGGGAATATGAACGAACCTGGCAAACGATGTACCCGAAGTCGGGAAAGGGTAGGTTTGTCTTACAGGCCCATTGGCGAGGGCTGAGCAAAGAGGAGCTAGGTCTAAGCCACGAAGAGCTTCTTAAAACGGATCACTCAGTGCATTGCGATCTCCGGTTGGAAATCGACAAAAGTACATTATGGGGATTTACGATCTTCGAGGGATCCACGAAAGAGATAAATTCCCAGGGGAAAGGCGAGGCCAGGATTTTACACCTCCCAACGAACGACAGCCTGCAAGGAGCGTTCAAACTTCGCCAGCCTCACGCCTGGCTTGACGTAGCAAAGGATCAGCCTTACATCTCAGAACCTGGCGGTGTCGGCTCCACGTCTCAGAAGTTCGCAAAGTTCTTCCAGCTCGACGCCGGGGAGTACGATTTCAGTTTTGCGAGGCAGCATGGCCGGGAGATATTCATGCACGGCCAAAAGCTGAAAGGCCGCCTCTTGATGCAGTTCGCACCGATTGGAGATAAGCGAGTCTGGATCATCAACAGGCCAGAATCTCAGGATCCCTACACTGCCTCCCATAAGGTCGAGGATGTAGCCCAGGAGTTGAGGGACAAAGGCCAGGAGTATCTAGTGTGGGCCAAGTCACCAGGCCAACCTACGAAGCTCATAAATATTCAGAGTTGTCCATACAAGAAACAGAGATACGCCGCGATTCTGAAAGCCGATCCAACACAAAGGCTTGTTTTTGGCGTAGTGAGCGAACCGGACACAAAAGATGCGCACGGCGATTTCCTAAGCAAACCGGAGATCGCTAGGATGGCGTACAACTTCGAGAAGTACGTCCGGGAGTTCCACGACTTACACACCCGTCGCAAAGCTGCTACTCAGATAATTCGATCCTGGATTATTGAAGCTGACACCTGGATTCAGAAACAGCTAGTCAAAGCCGGTTCCTGGGTAATTTGCGTCAAGGTCCTTGATGATGAAGTGTGGGGAAAAATCAAGGCTGGGATTTACAAGGCGTTCTCGATTGGGGTTTGGGGCGTTCGTATTGACAGAAGCAGACGCGCACGACCTGATAGTGCATGACATAATGGAAATTTCTTACGTGCCGAGGGGCGCGAATCGGAAGGAGTACCTACTGGTGAAAGGTATGAAGGAAGACACTGTAAAGTCGATCTTGGAAACCGACGACCCGGAACTTGGTAAATTCCTCAAGGAAAACAAGATCGAAGGGGTGGCTGGGGAGGCTCTG